AGCGGTCGCCATGATTATGGCGCTCGACCGTGCGATTCGCGGTGGAACGGAAAACGGCGCTTCGGTCTATGACAGCCGAGGCATTTTATTTATCTGACGGAACATCCTCAACAACATCCTCGTTGATAAGTTTGCCCGTCTTTTCGTATCGCAGTCCTTCTTTTGAGTCGAGCAGCCGTTCTCCGAGAACATACTCGTCATGAAAGAAGCTCGCTATATTCATCTCCAGCGCCTCAAGTACACGGCAGGCAACCTGAAAGGAAGCAGTCTTTATGTTTCTGTCTCCGCTTTCAAAACGCTGATAGCTCTGAAGCGGGATGTTTGCTTTCTCCGCTACCTGCTTCTGTGTCATGCCGAGGATGACACGACGTTCCTGTAAAATGTTTTTGTTGTCTAAATGGACGAGTTGAAAACCGTCCAGGCTGAATTTTTCCATTAAGAATACCTCCGTTTATTACATCCATTTGAATGTAATTATTATACAGCCACTTGGAGGTATTGTCAATATGTAAAACATCCAATTGGCTGTTTTTTAGGAGGTAATGCTTATGAGCATATTTTCTGGTCTTTTTCGCTCCCGTGATAAGCCCCAAAACCGCACGGCGGGCAGTTCATATAATTTTCTGTTCGGAAGCTCTACTTCCGGTAAGGCGGTAACGGAGCGTACCGCCATGCAGATGACGGCGGTCTATTCCTGTGTCCGCATCCTTGCGGAGGCTGTAGCCGGACTGCCGCTGAATCTGTATCACTATCTGCCGGATGGCGGCAAGGAAAAGTCCTACGAACATCCGCTGTATCGGCTGCTCCATGACGAGCCGAACCCGGAGATGAGTTCCTTTGTTTTCAGGGAAACACTCATGACACACCTATTGCTCTGGGGCAATGCTTACGCGCAGATCATCCGCAACGGCAAGGGCGAGGTTGTGGCGCTGTATCCTCTGATGCCGAATAGAATGACGGTCGACCGGGAAGAAAACGGACAGCTTTATTACAGCTACAACCGTTCCTCCGACGAAGCGCCTACGATGAATGGCTCCACTGTTATCCTCAAACCGTCCGACGTGCTGCACATTCCCGGTCTTGGGTTTGACGGGCTGGTCGGCTATAGTCCCATTGCAATGGCGAAAAATGCCATCGGCATGGCGATTGCCTGTGAGGAATACGGCGCTAAGTTTTTCGCAAACGGCGCTGCTCCGGGCGGCGTGCTGGAACATCCCGGCACCATCAAAGACCCGCAACGTGTGCGTGAGGCGTGGCAGTCGCAATTCGGCGGCAGCGGCAACAGCAATAAGATTGCCGTTCTCGAAGAAGGAATGAAGTACACGCCCATAGGCATCTCGCCGGAACAGGCGCAGTTCCTCGAAACACGCAAATTTCAGATCAATGAGATCGCTCGAATTTTCAGAGTTCCGCCTCACATGGTCGGCGACCTTGAAAAGTCGAGCTTTTCTAACATTGAGCAGCAGTCACTGGAGTTCGTGAAATACACCCTCGACCCTTGGGTCATTCGCTGGGAACAGTCCATCATGCGGTCGCTCCTATCATTCGAGGAAAAGACGCAGTATTTCGTCAAGTTCAATCTGGAAGGTCTGCTTCGCGGCGACTATCAGAGTCGCATGACAGGCTACGCCACGGCAAGACAGAACGGCTGGATGTCCGCTAACGACATCCGCGAATTGGAAAACCTCGACCGTATACCCACTGAGGATGGCGGTGATCTCTACCTTATCAACGGCAATATGCTCCCGCTTGCCAATGCGGGTGCTTTTGCAGATACAACATCAACCGACAACGGAAAGGAGGAAACCGATAATGACCAATCCGAAGAAGTTCTGGCATTGGAAAAACGAAGCCGGCGCAGAACCGGAATCGGAGCGAGTGCTTGAGCTTTACGGCACCATCGCGGAGGAAAGCTGGTGGGACGATGATGTCACACCACAAATGTTCCGTGATGAGCTGTTCGCAGGCTCAGGTCCCGTTACCATCTGGATCAATTCGCCCGGTGGTGATTGCGTAGCGGCAAGTCAGATATACACCATGCTAATGGATTATAAAGGCGACATCACCATCAAGATTGATGGTGTAGCTGCATCCGCCGCAAGCGTTATTGCTATGGCTGGTACTAAGGTGCTGATGGCACCGACCGCGCTCATGATGATTCACAATCCCGCGACGCTTGCCATCGGCGATAGCGCCGAAATGCAGAAAGCGATAGATATGCTCTCCGAGGTCAAGGAAAGCATCATCAACGCCTATGAGATCAAGACCAGTATGCGGCGCTCCAAGCTCTCACAGCTCATGGATGCGGAGACATGGATGAACGCAAACAAGGCAATGGAATATGGCTTTGCCGACGGCATTTTGGAGGACAAAAAGAAATCCTCAGATGCCGTCGTCTCTTTTGCCTTTTCCCGTAAAGCCGTGACCAACTCGCTGATGAGCAAGCTGCACATCCAGCTTGCCGAAAAAACATCGGCACCCCACGGACGTTCAGTCGACGAGCTCAAAAAGCGGCTGAACGACATAAAAAACTATATTTAACAGGAGGATTTGTTTATGAACATCGTAGAAATGCGCGATAAGCGTGCAAAGCTGTGGACCACTATGGAGGGTTTCCTTGACACACACCGCAGCGAAAAGGGTGTGCTGTCCGTCGACGACGACACCACCTACAACAACATGGAGAAAGAACTGAACGATCTCACCAACGAGATCAAGCGCATGGAGCGCCGTGACGCTATCGAAGCGGAGCTCAAAAAGCCCATCGGCATCCCTCTCACCGAAAAGCCCATGAAGCCCGGTGTGGATGAAAAGCAGGGTCGCGCCTCCAACGCATACAAGGAGGACTTCGGACTGCACCTTCGCGGCAAGAAGATGCTCCACAATGTCCTCTCCGAGGGCGTTGATGCCAACGGCGGCTACCTCGTTCCCGAGGAGTTCGAGCGTCAGATTGTGGAGGCTCTGAAGGAAGAAAACGTGATGAGAAAGCTCTGCAAGGTCATCACAACTGCCAACGAACGCAAGATTCCCGTCGCCGGTACTCATTCTGTCGCGGCATGGACGGCAGAAAATGCTCCTTATACCGAGAGCAATCCCACATTCGATCAGAAGACTATCGACGCATATAAGCTGACCGACCTTATTAAGGTCAGCGTCGAACTTCTGGACGACAGCGCGTTCCCGCTGGAACCGTATATCGCGAAGGAGTTTGCCAGCGCCTTCGGCGTCGCCGAGGAAACCGCTTTCTGCGTCGGCACCGGTTCCGGTCAGCCTACTGGCCTGTTCACCTCGAATGGCGGAGCGGTCGGTATCACCGCGGCTGGTGCTACGGCGGTCACCGCTGACGAGGTCATTTCTCTTATCTATGCTCTGAAAGCTCCTTACCGCAAGAACGCCAAGTTCCTTATGAACGATTCCACGGTTGCTGCGCTTCGCAAGCTCAAAGACGGCAATGGTCAGTATCTGTGGCAGCCTTCCATTATGGCGGGTCAACCGGACAAGCTGCTCGGTTATGACATCTATACCAGTCCCTATGTTCCCGTTATGGCGGCTGGCGCTTATGCCATTGCCTACGGTGACTTTATGAACTACTGGATTGCAGACCGCACTGGCAGAACCGTTCAGCGTCTGAACGAACTGTATTCCACTAACGGTCAGGTGGGCTTCGTCGCCACCGAGCGTGTAGATGGCAAGATCATCCTGCCCGAAGGTGTTCAGATTCTCAAGATGCACGCGTAAGGAGGACTAAGTTATGGCTGGATATAACGCAAAGAACTACACCGAGCAAGGCGGCGAAAGGACCGTCATCGGCGGAACGCTGGAAATCAAGGAGGGAGCCTCGGTAACGGGGTTTCCTTCTTCTCAAGTACCCGCCGCTACAGAAACCACACTTGGCGGAGTTAAGGCAACTGCTAAAACTGAAACAGATACCGTCCCGGCGAAAATCGGTACGGATGGAAACCTCTATGTTCCGACTTACCCAACTGTGCCGGAAGTACCCGTTGCGGTAAACCAGGCGGTAAGTACGGCTGAGGATATCACTACACTCCTTGCCGATTTCAATGCACTGCTCGTAAAACTGAAAACCGCCGGGCTTATGGCTCCGGACGCGCAGGAATAAAGAAAGGATGGTGGCGGCATGACACTGCTTGAAAAAGTCAAAGCAAATCTCATCCTGGAACACACGGCGGACGATGAACTGCTGCAGTTGTACATATCCGCCGCTGTGTCCTACGCTGAGAGCTATCAGCATCTCACAGAAAACTACTACACCGACCATCAGATGCCGCCTACTACGGAGCAGGCCGTCATCATGCTGTCGTCCCACTTCTATGAATCAAGGGACGGCAGCACGGGCGGCTTTTTTGCCGACAACGTGCAGGCCGGACAGCAGGTGTGGAATACGGTCAACCTCCTTCTGCGGCTTGACCGGGACTGGAAGGTATGAAAATCGAAAGCGGGGTTTCAATTATGAGTTTTGGTAAGATAAACTCCTTCATCGACATCATTTCAGCAGAACCGGTCAAAGACGCCGATGGCTTTGTAAATCACGGGGACACAGTTCTTGCTTCAGTCAGAGCATATTTTGAGCCAAAGAACTCCACAGAAAAGTGGCGTAATATGTCTCAGAGCAGTGAGGTTAACGCCTTGTTCCGACTGCGCGTCGTCCCTGGCCTTGAGTTGAATAACCGCCACGCTATTGCCTGCGAAGGCAAACGCTACAACATATTCTCGGTTGAAAATGTAAAGAGCCGTGGAATGTATCTTGAAGTATTGGCGGTGAGTTCTGATGGCTAAGGTCGATTTCAAAATGCCGGATGACTTCCTCCTCAAGGTGTCAAGGCTGGCTGAAAAAACCGACGAAATCGTACCGAAGGT